AAAAGTAAAAGGAGGACCAATAAATCTTTGTGTAAATAAAGCAGTATCTGTCCAAACATAAATTGCATCACGACCTCTAACTGCTCCCATAATTCTAGAACCGTCTGCAAGTCTTTGCGTGCCTGCCGTGTTGGTAGCTGTAGGTGTGTAAGTGTTAATATCCTCTTGATTAGAGAATCTAATAAACATTTGATCTTGTGTGCTTGGTGTTCCAATCGTTGTTTCTGTTCCAAAGAATACTAAGTGTCTGTCCGGTGTAGATACAATCATGTCTCTAGATGCCGTTGGTGCACCAGAAATAATTGTAGCTCTTGTTGCATTTGCATTAGATAAATCTGCATTCCATTCAAAAACTTGTGCGTTATGTATTAGTGCAATAATTTTATTACCAAAGTTATCTATAGACCAAAGACCTGGATCAATAACTAAGTCACCTGATGCCGCTTCACCCCAAGCAACAAAATCAGAAACATTTGTAATTGTTGCGCCATCAGAATGTGATGCTGCTGTTGTACCTCTTGTCCCTCGAGTTACGCCTGTTAGTGTATTGCTAGAAATTCCAGTGTAAGAAATATCTTCAGTCCCTATTCTTATAAAGTTTGTTCCTGTTGATGGAAAGTTTGTGGAGCTGGTTAAAACAATAGTTGTCGTAGAAGCATCAATAGCACCATTTAAAGTTGTTGTTAGTGGGTTGCTAGCTTCACCTCCCCAAGAAGATAAGCCCCAACCAAAACCTGGTAATTGTTCTGCAGGCCCAACAGCATAATAAGACTGAACTCTGATACCTCCAGATGTTGTAGCACCTGATCCAGTTTCTGCAGATGACATTGTGATTGTTACTGTTACGTTAGTTGGTGTTGAAGTCACCATAAATTTTTTATCATCAAAATCAGAAGAGCTAAAGTTTGAGTTTGTGATCGTAGTAAAATTATCTAATAATATTATATCACCAGGGTTTAAACCATGTCCTGTAGAAAAAGTTATTGTAACTACAGCTGATCCGTTAGTTGTAGTAAAAGCGTTAGTGAGTGTATTTGTTTCTCGAATTGGGTGTATGTCATAAAACACACCTCCTGAGTATGCGTACAATATTCTGTTTGTTCCTATGATAGAGTATTTTACTCCGCTACTGTTTACAATGTGATGCATGGCTCTCGCTGCGCCAGTAAGTTTATCAGTTCCCAATTGATTCCAACCGCCTATTTTTTCAGGAGTGCCGTATCTAAATCTAACGTTATCACCATCTACCCATTGGCCTTCAGCTTGAGTGTCTGTAATCTGTTTATTAAATCCTGGTAGAAATTGTACTTTTTGTAATGCCATAATATACCATTATACTCGTTTTTGGCCAAAAATATAGTCCATTCTAGCTCGGGAATCAATCATTATAGAGGAGCTATTATATATGCTTCATAATGTTTTTATATTTATACCATACCGAAACGGTGTATCTATCTCCTTCTTCAACTCTATTGACTCTATGAGTGTATTTTTGCCCATCAAAAAATAGTGTTCTTCCTTTTTTAGGTTTAATTACTGTCCCATCTTCAAAGCAAGTTTCTCCTCCAACAAAATCATCATTAAGATATGTTATAGAAGTTAATGTTGTGATATCTGATGCAAAATCTTTGTGTGGTTTTTGAAAAGAGCCTGTTGGCCAATGCACAAGTTGTAACCAATCAACACCATCTTTTTTATTAAAATTATTATACTTTTTTTCTAAATTTTTAAAGACTCCTCCTATCTCTATAACAAAGGTATCTCTATAAGTCCTAGCAGATTCTTTATTGTTTTTATAAAAATCTGTTAAAATATTAATCTCTTTACTTGATAAAAAACTATCTATTATTTTATAGTTCATATTACATTAAAACTAATTACTGTTCTTCCTTCACTAAGATTTCTTTCTTCATCGGAACCGTGATGAAGCCAACTTGGAAATATTAACATGTCACCTTGTTGAGGTGAAAATCTATACCACTCATAAGTACAATCTGTAGTAAATTTTGCTTTTGTATAAGTAACATAAGGATTTGGATTATAAAAATATAAAGATCTACTTTGATTATCACAATTAACAAAAATTACTCCCGATAAAACACAGTTTGGATGACTGTGTTTTTTTAAATAAGAGTTTTTACCCTCTATGTTTACCCAAGAATTACATATCTGACTAGTTATATAAAATCCTGTTCTAGCTGAGTATTCTTCACTGCATTTTAAAATTTTCTCTGCTAAATTGAAATTTTTAATTTCAAAAACAAAATTAGAATATGGATCATGAGAGGAAAAAGCTTTCTCTCCTTTTATGGCATCATGTTTTTGTAATAAATCTTTTCTATTTTTAATTATATCTAAAATTTTAACACAGTCATCTTTTGATAGAAATTTTTTAATTTGCAGGATTAAAGTTGGAAATAGTTTATGTTCTTCTATAAACATTTTATTAAAAGTAATTTATATTTATATTAACTCTAACTTTTTGATCTGTGCAGTTTTCAGAATCGTGTGGTAAATAAGAATCAAACAACAAAATTCTATTTTCAATGCTATCTATTTTTAAATTTTCATTTAATAATGTTCTACCGTTATTTGTGTTTAAATAAAATATAGCTCCTTTGTGGGGATAATCATAGTCAGTATGATAGCCGTTTGTTTTTTTAATATGCTGATTAGGATATAGATTAGCTTTAATTCTAATTAAAGAATTTACATTAAGAAAAGATATTAAATTTTCTTTTATTAAATCATAGTGCGGACTTAATGGTTTATCATTTCCATAAAAAAGATGCGTGAAATAAAATAACATATTTTCACTATTTTGATTTTGATAATTTACATCTGGCTGATAGAACCAATTAAACGTATCTTTAAATATCATCTCTTTTATTAGATTAAAATTTTTATTTGGTAAAAAATTATCTATTACTTGATAATTCATTTATTCTTTATAAAATCACTTGGTAATCCTAAGTGTGGTCTTGAGTCATAAATATCTTCATCAAGTGGTGCACCAGTTTCAGTATACTTTTTAGTATTGTAATGTAAAAATACTTGAGCGCAGTGATGACCTTCAAACGCTTCTCTCCAATGCTCTAATTCTACACCTTGATAAATTAACATGTCTCCTGGTTTTAAATTTACTTTGATACCTTTAGCATTACTTGTCGTTGTAATTCCTTTTTTTCCACCGCTAGATTCCGCCAAGCCTACATTTTCTTTAGGGCTTATATATATTGGCCAAGGGTCTCCACCTAAGTTTAATGTCGTAGATATTTCACAACTAAATCTGTCTTTGTGTCTGTGTAGAACATCTCCTTTTTTATAAATTCTTGCGAAGGAATAATTTGGGTTTAATTTTAATTTTGTTTTTTTCTCTATTAAAGATTGTAATTTCATAAGTAAAGTTTCCATAACCAAATCTGCGTAATGGGAATAAGTATTAGGAACTTGTTTATCATTCCAAAAACCCCACTCTTTTGAAAATGGAGATATCCAGTTTTCTTTAAATAAAGTCATCGCTACTTTTTTTCTTAATAAAAAATAATTATAAATAAAATCTGCCATTTCTTTTGACAAAACCTCTTTACAAATTAAATATTTATTTTTTTTAAACTTCATTTTGAACAGCCTGTAAGTTAAAATGTATAAACCTAAAATCATCTAACCCTGGATCAACAGTAAATTCATGAGCTATATAACCTGGAAATAAAATTAATGATCCTGGAGTGGGTTTTATATGAAAAGAGGAGTTAGCTTCTGTTATTTTTGTTCCATCTATTTCAGGTAACTTAGTTGCTAAAGCCCCTGATCTAGGGTCGTGAAAAATTGGATAGGATGTTTTATCTGAACATTTTAAAAAATAAAAACCACTTACGTGTTGATTGTAATGTACATGACAAGAGTGATAACCTCCTCCTGCTTTAGGAAACTCTTGCACCCATAGTTCTGTAAAAGTTGGCATATATTTTTTTAAATCAAAACCAGACTCAACTAAAAAGTCTCCTGATAAAGTGCCTACGTAATCCAAAAATTTATGAAACCTTTGATCCTTTAATAAGTTTTCAGAATGATTCACATATGAAAATTTTCCAATATTTTTATCATTTGGTTTTTTTAAATACTCATCAGATATATTATTAAATTGTTCTAAAAAGTTGTGATTGTGTGTATGCCAAATAGGTGTTCTAAAATAAAAATTCTTAGCTACTTCAACTTCTTTTATTTCTATAAAATTTTCTTTCATAATGTAATTTCGCCATCTGTATTTTGACATATAGTTCCTTTTGGAACTATATTAAAAGCTATTGAGTATCTATCTTGTTTTGAATTATTAGTCAATATTTCATGAGGAACAAAACTAGGAAAAATTATTAAATGATTATCTTCTATGTCAAAAGTCCATGTTCTTGAGTTGTATATATTATATTCTATGACTCTATCTGACCAAAACGTTGGCTTTAATGAATGTAATTTTATTTTAAAATTTTTATCTCCCACTGGATAATATACTCCACTTAACCAAGAGTTTCCATGAGCATGTGAATCCGATTTATTCTCAAACGTTGTTTTAGTAGCCCAACTTGTTGTATATTGAAAATCTGTATTTTGTCTTAACACATTAAATATATAGTCTTTTAAAATTTTATTTATTTCTTCTTCTAAAAAACTACATCTTTCTAAAAAATTAAAAGTATCACTAACCAGAGATCCTAATTTTTGTCCTCTTATTTTAAAATTAGTTTGTTTTAAAATATTCAAAACTTTATTATTATCAACATTAATTTTTGTAAATGCCACTGCGTCTCCAAACAACGGAAATAGGTTCATCTCCAAGGGACTCCATTACTCCACATAACTAAACTATGCCTTGTACCTCTTGTTACAGGGGTCACTCTGTGCCACAAGAAAGATGGAAAAACAACTAGTGATCCTTTTGTTTTAACTTCTTTACATACTCTAATATTAGAACCTCTACCCTTATTTAAAAAATCAAATTCTAATTCACCACCTTCATACTCATCAGGATTAGATAAAGACAAAGTAACAGATAATTTTCTGTTCATCATTTTTCCATTTATTTTTCTGTCAGATTCAAAAGCATCTTGATGCCATCCGTAATGTTGTCCTGGTTCATATTTAGTAAATTGAAGCTGCTCAGAAAACTCCCAATCAAAATTCCATTTAGCGTCTGCGTTTGCTTTTTTAACAAACGGTTCTAATTCTTTAAATATCCAAGTTGAATCCATCCAAATAACGTTAGAGTTCCTGTTAGCAAGTAAATTGTTTTTTACTTCATCAGAGTTTTCAATGTCCTCTTGAGTAATGCCTGCTACAAACCCTGTTCTTTCTTTATTTTGATTTCTTAAATAATTTGCCCATTTTAATATATCATCACAAACTCTATTTGGAATTGCTTCAACAAAACAACAATATTTATTTTGTATATTCATTAAATGTAGGTAAAGGTTAAAGTTAAAAAAGTATTTGAATTTGTCGAATTATTTTTACTAATAAAATATTTTAAGTTCGAAGGAAACATTACAAAATGATTATCTTTAATAGATGCATGCCAAGACCTACCTTTTCTTCTATTATCATTGTACTCTATATTTACCATTGCATTTTTATCTGAAACGTCAACTCCATATACTAAAACATAATCTGAAGATTCTTTCATGTTTAACATATTTACTGTGTTTCTAGAACGAGAGGATTCATTAGTATTGTAAATATTAGACCAATATTTTTCTAATACTAAACTTTTATGAAACCTTAAATTAAAAAAATCTTTTATGTAAGTAACTAAAGGATTTATATATGTAGTATCTAGTATTTGATAATCATCGTAAGCATGATCATAAATATTATCACTTACTCTTTTTTTTAAAAGAATCGAACTTTGTATAGCATCTGCTTTAATAAAATATCTATCAATTTCAAAACCTTTTGGCATTTTAACTTCACCATGATATAGGGCTTTTTCTGATAGTATTAACTTTCTCATTTATTGATGAACTATATTAAATATAGATTTAAAGTCAAACAGTTTAACTATTTCTAGGACTTAAAACCCAATTTTGATTATCTTCATTCCACTCATAATCTTCTGCAAGAGTCTCATCTGACCGCTCTGGTTTAGCAACAGGGGGCTCCCAATGTCCAGTTGTTAAATTTAATGTCCAACTTGGGTATGGTTGCGCTGTTCTAAATAAATCATTTTCAGGATCCCATATCCAACCTACGCCAGGATAATTTTTTCTAAATGCTTTTGATTGATCAGAACTTAAAGTTTGATTATCATTTTCATAATGTTTTCCATCTCTTGTTCTGTAAGAACATTTTATCCATAAATGTTGAGGCCAATGATTATGTTTTTCTAAATGATATTGACCTTCTGATTCTATCTCAACTCCGTCTTGATTTTCAGTATCTTTGTCATCCATGTAAACAACTTGTAGAACTTCGTTACTCTCTGATATCTTTGCAAAATGAGCCATAATTAACCTTGAAAAGTTCCCGGACTAGTAAAAGTGTGAATCGTATCATCTCCACTTGTTGTTACTGACCCTGAAGTAGTATTTGAGTCTGCTGTGGCTCTTCTAATAATAACTACACCAGATCCTCCGTTTCCAGCTGCTGGTTGCACTGGAGCTACTGTTCCAAGAGATCCATCTCCTGTATTAGCGGTTCTGTTTGGAGAAGGGTTTCCACTTCCTTGACTATCTCCAGCGCCACCTGCCGCTCTTGTAACTGAAGATCCTGATATACAAGACGCTGCGCCTGATCCAGCCGATCCTGGTGAACTTGTTGAAGCATTTCCGCCCGCTCCGCCGGCTCCACCGCCGCCACCGCCATGTCGACCAGCAACATTACCGTCAGAACTTGGAGGTCCGTTTGAAGCTGCTGTTCCACCGTTGTTTCCTTGTGAAGGGTTTACAGGAGGTGTGTTTCCATTACCAGCTGATGGGGCTATAAAAATTGTTCTAAAGTATGCGCCGCCACCACCGCCAGATCCTCCGGCTGCAAGTGATTGGCAAGTAAATGGAGTACTACCAGGAGGTTGAAAGTTTACTCCGCCTCCGCCGCCTCCGCCAG